GACAAGAATCTATTGGTCTATAACCATATTCTGAATCATTTCTATCAGAAAAAGATATGTTTAATTGATTATTAAGTATAGCTTCTACAGGTTTGATAAATGTATATGATGTATATTTTGTTGAAGTGGTCATATCATCATTAATAACTCCGGCATATGATATGAAATTACCTTCATTGTCATATAATTTAATTCCATCATCATAATTATATACGGAATAATATACCAACATGAGGTCACTCATCCATTCTTCGTAATGATCCTCGAAATAATGAGTATTGTTCATGCTAGTAATCTCTTCCTCTGGTTTAACATCATCCATAAATTCAAGAGTAACAAGAATCTTAACAATAGCATCTAAAGCAAGACGCTCTTCTAAGGAAGTATCATGTACAGTGAATTTTGAGTAATGTTCTTTGTAATCCCTTATGACGTCAGTATATTGTTTATATTTATCACTCTCATAGAAATCAACATAATTTCTATATACCCATGTAGATATATCTAGCCATACTTTATCTATCAATTCATATCTCTCTTCAGGAGATATGGATACCTTATTATTTGCTATATAATCTTCAATATGAACTACATCAGATTTATCGAGCAAATACTTAAGAAGAAGATCATCTATAATATGGACATAGTTATCTAATCTATCGTCAAATATATAGAGTAAAGTTCCTCCATGGGTAAATATTTTGAATGACTTAAAGAAATCTATTACTTCAGATACATACTTTCTTACAAAGTCTATGGATATAGACGGCAATCCCGAGAATACCGTATTTAATCTAATAGGATCTTCGCCCTTAACTCCGATTGTATCCAAGTCAATTTCAAGATAATCTTTAAGGTATGCTATTATAGACTGTATAGCATTTACCACAACAGATTGTCTATCATCAAGATTATTTACCGATAATATATTATTCTGTATCCAAGCATATAATGTAGTATCATTGTATCTCAAGTATTCAAGATAAGTAGAATATAATCTTCTTTCTCCTGTCTCAGGATCTTCTTTGGTTAAAAATTTCTCATTAAGATCCATAATGAAGAAAGAATCATATATATATTTATATGCATCATATATCTTCTTATTCGGAGGATCTATAAGCATTCTCTTTACATGGTCATAGACTTTCTTATTCTTAAAATATAATTGTTCAAGATATCCAAAAGATATATATTTATTATTCTCTGGCTGTGTAAAGTCTTCTACATGTAAATCTTCAAATGTTAAGAATCCGTGGTTTTCTGCCAACTCACTTGCAATTGTTGCAAGATCTGTTTCCATATTAAATCCTAATATTTTGGCGATCTTGGCAACGTCATCTTGTATAGTTGGCTCTACTCCATAATAGATATATGATAAAGCATATAATGCAATGATTACATTAACAAGATTGAATTTTCTATATGTAGAAATATTAGGTAAATTCACTCTAAGGAGAGAAGTATCCACGTCATTATAGAGAAGCATATTCATGAAATATACTAACATAAATGAATGCTGACTCACATTAATGACAGCTTCTACAGAATAGTATTTAGATCTCAATACAGTGAATTCAAGTTCTTTAATAGCAGACTTTACTGTTTGATAATCTTTGTCTCCTATCCAGTATGCATCAGTGCCTGCTATGGTATCGTAATCATATATATTTGCTTCTCTTCTTATATGGTCATCATAATTACCAAGAATAGGAACTTTGATGAATTTAATATCATAATTCTTATCATCTTCATTTCCTTTTATGGTAGTATATTCTCTTGTATAAGAATCATTGATCTGTAAAGAGTGAGTATCATCTACTCCACGGACATGGCTATCGGTAAATTCACCCTGTTCGGTATCATCACCATAGTTTCCACTTGGATCCGTGTGAGTAAAATCAATTTGTTCTCTAGCAGGATCTATAACTATATGATTTCTATCATCTTCTTCGGGGTATGTAACTGGTATATCCTTAGAAGATTTTTCATATGCATAATAATTATAATAGTTTCCAGAAGGATCGGATACCTTCTCTGCTTGTCTATCTTTAAGAATATAATATTTAAATACATTTATATTCTCAAAGCCAAATAGAGATACAATATCTACAATACATTTATCTGTAGATTTATATTTAATTAATTTATTAAGATTCTTTACTAATGCTATTTGATATATTAAAGGAATATCTCTAAAATATCTAACACCATTAGATTCAAATATATATTGACACGTTCTGGAATCAAATATATCTCTTCTTATAAGATATTCAGGCAATTCAACTATCATGTCAATAAATGTTTGTAATACGATCATGACCATCATGAAATTATCATAATAATCTGATCTAAATTTGTATGCATTAGAATAGACAGTATATAATATATATTGTCTATTTGCTTCTAATATCTCTTTAAATCTCTTTTGTACTTCAGAAGAGTCACAACTTGGGCAATATAATAACTGAAATCTATCTGCTACCCTAGCATCATAGTAATCTATACTTCTATCGCCAATATGTAACAGATATTCAGCATCTTCTCTAGTCAATCCCCAAGATGCTAATCTATCTTTATCTGCAACAAAGTCATCCAATACTCCACTAGAATAGAGCATACTTGCATAGGCTGCATCTAATTCATGTAGAAGAACATAATTTGAAGTCTCTGGATATGCAGATATAATATCAACCGATAATTGCTCATTTAATATAGCACTTTCATCCACCCAGAATCCAAACCAGGTTGCATCGTCTCCCATGTATCTTGGTAAACCATGTAAAGTTCTATAATAATTATTGAGCTCATTGTAGTTTTCTTTATATGCTTCTGCTGCCATGGACATTATCAATGGCCTATAGCCTTGCGGAATCTCATCATTATGCTCGGCATAATAATTTAATTCATCTTCTGTCCAAGGAATTCCGACTGTTTGTAAAAAATCATAGTCATATGAGAAGAAATCAAAGTCCACCCTTCCTTGACATATAGCCACTAATAGATCACCAGCTTTTAGAGATTCTAATGTCTCCTCTTTATCTGCTCTATCGGTATCTTTTAAAGTAGTATACATTGCCAATTGTCTGCAATTATATACTATTTCGTCAAGGAGAGGATTATCAGTAAAGACTTTATTCTGAAATGATGGCCTTTCCAATTTATAGCTCCTTCTCTCTTTATATTTTACAAAGATGTCCAAATATAAAAAGTTAATCTATCTATTATTAAAAAGTGAAAAGATACATATAAATTCTACTTTAGAATAATAAGTGATAGAAGGCGATAATATGAATGACTTGATACAATATAATGATAATACTAAAATAGCTTCGAAAGAAGATATCAATATATATCTTGCACAAGAGTTTATAGATAGCTCTGCCCCAATAGCAACTATGGCATTTCCAACGGCTGATCACCCTATTATTTTTTATCAAACTAGGGAAACATTAGCTGATTTAGACAAATATAAAGCATTTATAGATAATTGTATTAGAAGATTTAGAAAGTCTAGAGCATATAAAGGATATAAAGCTTATTTAATGTCACTAGGCATGGATAGATGTCAAATTAATGGTAATATACAGGATGGCATGGCTGATATAGAGATGCATCATAACTTTCTTACTATATATGATATTACTATTCTTATATCACAACATATATTGAATACAGTAGGAAGATGCACTACATTTGATATAGTCGCATTACTAATACAAGAGCACAGAGAAAATAATATTCCTATAGTAATGCTTACAGAAACAGCCCATCAATTATATCATAATAATCCAGATATGTATATACCATTATCAATGACATTTGGCCAATGGTGGAATCTATTGGCTAAATACAGTTATGGAATTACATTAGATATAGCATATAAAGTAATAAACTATATAAAGAATTGTCAAAATAATAATGAATTAACAGATTTACAATTCTATAAATTAAGAGATAATATAAGAAGCTGGGGAGAATACAATGAATATAACTATTATCATTTTGGCTCTATTAATAATCGTCTCAATAGTAGGGGGTATATTAATTCTCCCAATAGTTTTGAAATATATGGGAGTAATAGCAATAATAGAAGAGCACCTCAAGAGGAAGCTGGATCTAGAAGAGTCTACACTGAAGAAGAACTGTTCGGTGCAGGATTCTAAAAACTTAATGTCTTCATTAATATCAGAAAAATTAGCTGAATGGCAAATATATAATGTAAATCCTGAATCTGAAAATTATATGAATTCTGCAGCTCAAAGAGAAGCCATGGAATATATTACAAAGCATATTATAAGTGAAATGACTCCAGTGAAACAATATCAATTATCTATAGCATATAATATGGATACACAAGAAGATCAAATAAAATCTATATTAAATGAAGCTAAGCTTGCTGTATTGAATCATGCTATAACTCAGAATAGTCGTTCTGGTGAAGAGGCTATGCAAAACTTTAATCTTTTCTAAAATAAAGAAGAAATTTCATATTATGATTATGGCTATATAACAGTAAAAATTGTAGCATCGATTATAATGATAGCTATAATTATAATTACAATATTCCTGGCATATATCGTATTAAAATATGATAATACTATAGAGAAGAAGGAGAACAAAGAGAATGAGAATATTGTACGACGAAGATGGAGAATATATTCTAAGCGGAAATAAACGCGATGTAGTGGAATCTATTATAAAAGAAAAGCACAGAGATCTTATGAGACGATACAATGCCAATAAAAATTCTGTATCTACTATACAAGATATAGACATGCTTGAAGATATTATGTATAGATTGCACATAGATTATTAAAAAATAAAAAATAAAGTGGTAGAGCTTTTATATTGCTCTACCACCTTTTTAATTTTTACCTGTTTAGAGTCTGATTATATTTGTATAATTTGGTTTCTTGCTATCCATCTGAGATATACCTACTGCAGATATTGGAAATCCTGAGAGATTGTCACTAATAATATCTTCGAAATTAATCAATTTTATTATCCACCCAGGAACAGTAACATCTTTCGGCAATGCCACGGCATCCAGCTTACCTTTAAACCAATCTTTCACTTTAATACCTTCAAGGATTTCTTCATTATTAATATCCAATAATTCTAATATTCTGGAATATTGTCCAGGATATTCATCCTTTATAGTCTCTAAAGTATACTGATTTACATTTAGCTTTATTACATCAATTGGATTTCTGTCAGTCAGATCTATTGCTGGCATTTCCGGAGCTTTGATATAATTATATGCTATGGTAGCTTTTATACCTTGGATCTTCGATGCATCATTATATGCACTTATTGCTTTTATCGTTACCGGTTTATAATATCTCCTAGACCCTGCCTTAAGGTCATCATAAATATGCTGTTCCAATAATGCAATATCTTTAATGATCTTAATCTGATCTATTGTATCTGCTTTCAGAATATCTTCCATGAGAATTCTTCTCAATCTCTCCTTAGTATCAGGAGGAGATGTAGATTTCTGCAGGCAATCAATACCTTTACAATCAAGAACTCCACCGAGATAATTACCTTCCTGTAGCATTTGCAAAGATGCATAGTGCTTACGGCCAGATAATAATATTCTAGTCATATAGAATTCATTCTTCATGTTTATTCTACATGCGGAATCTCCTCTATATGATCCAGATTGTTTAGTGAAATCAATCATATAAAGATTAATAATTGTACTCAAGATGTAACACATAATGTTTATTAATGTAAATCTCATATTATCTTGAGGGATAATCTTGAGCACATCAATATTTCTCATCTGTTCTATCTTTTGTTCATTATAAAAATCATAATCATACTCTGGTTCAATAAACTCTATTGCATCGTTTATATATTTAGGATATTCTCCATCGTCATTAGGCTTATCAAATGATATGGCTGGTTCCATTAGATCAATTGCATTATACCAATCTGGTCTAATTACTTCGCCATTATCATCATAATAGTCATACTCACGTTCAGCATACATCTGATCAACATACTTAATCATATCAATCTGCTGATGGAGAATCGGACAGTCATATCTAGATAAATATGATAAATTATAATTATACCAAGCATCTAACGATACAAACGATGAATCTGTATCAGATACTAATGATATTTTCTTTATCATATTCTTATTTCTATCCATCCTATCAATATACTGATAGCAATAGAATACATACTCTACCAATAAATCTCTTAATTGATTAAGCTCTGGAACTATCTCTGCCGGAGGTTTATCTGGAACCATATACGGAGTCTTCATTCCTGTAACTATCTTTACCATAAGATTTCTAGCTATTGGCAAATCCATAAAACAATATAAATTGTTTTTATAAAATAATCTATTCAATTCAATTTGGTTACAATTATGCAAAACAGAATATACTATATTCATATCTGATATTGTTGGTATATATTTATACCCACAATTCATGATCAGTTTATTAAAAACTTCATCTACATCAGCAAATCCATCTACTCCAAGCACATTATAATCATTGAATTGCCATTTACTAGCTTCGCATCTTACATTATCGATAAATATAAGAATGTCATTAAGACTACCAAATTGTACATTGTTCCCAAGAAAACCTTCAAAACATAATATAGCAGAACTTATCAAAGATCTGCCAGTTGATGTTGTCGTAACAGCTACATTCTCATTATATAGAATAGACATATATAGACCTAGTAGGCCATATACACCATTTACATCTATTTTCGTTTATTATTCACATGAGTCGCTAATTCATGCAGTTCTTATATATGAACTTCCCTATCATTACGATAAGATACTAGACTATATCATCACCATGCTCACATTGAGTTTAGGTGTATCAGGTTTTCGAGATCGCTTGATCCCTACTCGGCTACACTCATCACCGATAGTCGTTGAACCTTCCTCCCGTATGATATCTAGAGGCTCGGCTGCTGATCTTCCATTATTTGACTACATTTAGGCTTACTATCACCATATGGTCATCTCTTCACTTATTTCTGCTTTCGCTCCGACATAAGATATACTACACGACATTCATATATCATAGGCAGAAGAGCTTTAGGAATTCCCAGACAATTTCCTGATATTTTCAACTGACCATTTCTAGCCAGTGGGACTGTGGAGATAAATATCCTCAATCCAGGGTCTGTTGTAAGTTATAACGTTCAAACATTTCTGATCCCTTAGGATATTTGAACATTTCTTTCTTATGTTTCTTTCTCAAATCCAGAAAGCTTTGAATAACCTTAGCCATCGGATTTGGCACAGATTCATGTCTCTTAAACAGAACACCATAAGATGTTTTTATCGGGTGTCTAGATTCTATATAATGTAACATTTCAAGGACAGTCATATTGACTTCCGAATTTGTATAGTTATTACGAATCTGAACATCATAGTTGTTTATTCGTTTCTTTATTGAATAATCTATTGCATCGATTATATCCATTGTATCCATGTGAGGATATAGAGATTTAACCAATCTTGTCATTGTTGCTCTATATTTAACTAGAGTTTCATTTTGATCTACAACCAAATTATTCAATGCTCTCTCACCTCCTATCCTTATCTAAAGTAACAGGATGTCTTAAATATTAAAATTTATAGATATCCTCTTCCTTGATCGGATCTGGGCAAGAACACTCTTCATCCTCATCATCTGATGTGGTCGGAGTCTCTCCGGTACAGTGACAATGTCCAAGATAATCTGCATCAAAAGCATGATCACAATCACATGGATGGTGATGTGGATCTATATCAGTTCTGCACATCGTCGGATATACATAATCCAGATAGAATTTATCTATCTTTTTCACAAGCTCTTTATTTGTGCATACCCAGTAATATACAGGACTATATACTACGGCCACCTGAGGTGCATTGATTCTATTATTCTCGAAATCAAAGCAAATTATATTTCTGCAGTTTTCCAGACCAAATGTAATAGCACTAATCTGGAAATCTACATCCATTTTCTCGGGATAGCTTTGGTTCAGGTTAACAAAATGGATTGTCTGGAAGAAAAGCGAATACTTTTCTGCAAAAGACATCTTATCCCATCCATTAATTAACCAAGCCCATCTTTCATCATTGGCAGCGCTATCCGCTGTATCACTATCTGATCCAGGAAAGCCAGTGGCACTGGTATCATAATAGCAACCGCAGCCACTTCTATCCTTTTCAATATAGTCAGCCATAATAATTTAAGCCTCCTCTGTCGTAGGAGCAGATTCAACTGTTTCCCCTTCAGTAGCAGCTTCCTGCTGTTCGGTTGCTTCAGCCTCTTCAACATCTTCAGTCGGAATTCCAAACAAGAAGATATTGCTAGTAAGCAGCTGACCAATTTCATCATGGAAGCTTCTCATGAATCCAAGATACAGTCTATCTGCAATATATCTAATCTTAATTGCAAGCTGATCAACAGTAACTCTTGTATCAAAGTGTGCACCTGCAAGGTCTGCAATAATATAAGAATACTGAGAGACAAACTTGAAATTGTCTGAGTCGATATTAGAACGCTTGGAAGCCTTATCGATAATATCATTTACCTTATAGCTTACCCTTGCACCCTCTTCTCTATCTGAACTAATATCATCATTCAGATAGGAGCAGATAGCAATGATAGAATCGAGATCACGTCTCTGTTTAGCAGCACGCTCCTCGTTTCTTTTCTTGCGCTCTTCATATCTGTCGTCATTTCTCTTATTATTGAAATTACGACCATTGTTACGTCTGTTGTTGTTTCTGTTTGCGTTGTAACCCATAAAAAGATCATCCTTTCTGAGACTAAATAGCCTCAATAAATAATATGTTTATCTATATTAAATAGTATAAACCCTTGTTATTTTTAAAATCAATATAAAATAATTAAAACAATATTATAATGAATGTATGCAGTATCAGATATTCTCTAATTAATATAAAATAGGCACAATTACGTCTATTTATTATATTATTAAATATCACTTCTGTATTTATAATATCTCATTACAATAAAATTTAATTAAAAAGGAAGGAATCTAATAGACTATGGGAATTTATTCAGAAAGAGAAGAAGACCTTGGCCTGAACATGGATGAAGTATGTGAAGCATTCCTGTTAGATGATATTGCTCATAACTTTAATGATGAAATGCTTGAAGAGTTCACTGCTCCTGGCGGTGCTCTTGATGGAATCATCAGTGAAGGCGTGTTCACTGGCAAGATTAGAAAGGTTATTGATGGCAAGGAGCTTAAGGGCAAGGATTTCAATCGTAGACAAGCTATCATTGCTTACATGATCGCTAGAGAGAAGAAGGCTCCGGAATGGAAGAAGCTGGTTAAGCTCACTGCGATGAGAAAGGCTCTTAAGGCTAAGATCATTGCTAAGTATGGTCAGATGGCAAAGAAGGGCGCAAAGCAGAGCCAGAAGGAATATGTAAAGAGAATGCGTTCCGTGAAAGTGGCTAAGTCTTTTAAGCAAGCAGGTGGTGCAGAGAGATAACTTGAACTTTTATTGATTTTTACTTCTCCTTATTTGTATTGATGCTGATTTATTGTCCAGTGAGTCAGTATAAGCTCACTGGACATTAAATTTTAACTTTTTAATAATATTTACAAGGAGATAATTAGGTTATGCATGTACCAAATCCATTAGGCTCCTATCCATTATCACTACGGAGTTATGATGTTCCATCTCCCAGAAAAGGAGAGTTATTATTAAATTATTCTAATTATTATCTATACTATTGTGATAGATATACTGGAAAGATTATTCCTATAGCTGAGAATATTTATAGAGAGATTCTTAAAGCTAAGGTGCAGAATACATTGGTTAAAATATGTGATGCAGATAAACAGAATCCTGTTCCACCGAAATCAGAGATATGGCCTCCTGTATCGGAGAGAGAATTCCATGGAGCTTATATAGTTATAAGGTCGCGTTCGACATTATAATGAATAAAAGGAATAATAGGAGAAGGGGTTGGACAGTCCCCTTCTCCTATTTCTGTTTTATATAGTAAGAAAGGGAATCTATATAAACAATTGCAAATGTTAAAGCTCGTGCCACCTCTGTCCAATGTATCCTTCTGGTCTATCAGATGAGTCATAATATCTATCGACCTTTTTCATGGCTCTATTTGTACGACCATTTTTCATTGAATGCTTTGTAAGAAGCTGTTCATATTCATCATACGCGGCATAGATATCATCAAACTCTTCAACTGTTCTAGTTTTCTCGTTATCTCCAAGAGTATTAGCAAAACTTAAGATTGTCCATCTAAGTTCTTTCATCCTGTTCTGGTCATTCTTCATGTCAACTTCATCAACTTTTTCAGCGACATGCTTTATTTCCTCTTCTATATCATCTATTTTTTCATTGATAGATTGATTAAATCTACTACCAACCCAAGAGATTGATTTAGAAAATATTTTCCCTATGAATGACCAAGGATTAATCTTTAATGGAGATACTTGAATGAGAGACATAGCCGCAACTAGAATAGCTGTCGACATTCCTGGATTTTCTGAAATAAGATTAAATAATTTCTGTAAATCCATTACGTCCCTCCTCCCATGATTGATATCGAGAGCTTATTTAGTACAATAGGGAATGTGCCAAATAAGCTCTCACATGAAACGATTCTGATCATCTATTTTTACACCTTTCTTTTATAAAATTACATAAGGTAAGTAAAATATTGGTAGAGCTTCTATTTGGCTACCTTATTAATATTAAGTTTAACAAAAAGGAGATCGGATCTTTTTGGTCCGATCTCCTATATTCTGTATTATTACATATTTACTCTAATTCCATTCATCTTATTAGGTTTAAGAACATCTCTCAATACGTCACTCATCTTTTCCTTTTTTGGAGGAATTGCAACTTTACCATATTTTGATACATATACAGTAGTACCAGTTTCATCTAATATTACTGTACATGGGGTAGAATCGCATTTAAGTTTTGCATTATTATATATTGGTGTAGTAAGAATTACCTTAGAATTTCTTGTATTCTTGACTTTATACATCTTTCTAGATTTTCTTTCCTCTGCTATAGTATCAGCAACAAATGTTAACAGAAGTCCAGATAATTCTAAAATAGAAGCTTTAAAGGTATCACTTATTATGATATTCTTTTTAGCTTTCTTACTGTACCATATTGACGTAGGATTAACTCTTATCTTTGCTCCAGCAAGTTTGGACATCGATAGAATAGATTGAATGGTGTCTGCATCATCTTGATTAGGAACTATAATATCAGCGGATTCTATATGAGTAAATACTATGAACATAGTTGCTGAGCTTGATATACTCTTTTGAATTTCTGATACGCTTTTTCCTACCAAATAATCTACAACAGTAGAACCAATCTTTTCAGGCAGATCTAGTTCTGTGTTGTTATTATATGCATATATCTTAGCCATATTAAAAATACCTCCCCTTATGGTAAAATGATATATCCATATATGTCCTTAATACTTACTGGATTTGGAACTTTACTAATTTTTGCTCTTCCATATATTATAGTATGGTCATAATAATAGTATCTTCCACTAAGAGTAATAAAAGGTACATTTATAGAAGCAGAAGCATATACTGGTGTATTATTAAGATCTATAGGCTTTCCACGTTGAGGAATAATAACTTCGGTTACTCCGTCTACTTTTCTCCTCTGTGCTCTTTTAAGCTCTTCTTCGCGATTAGCCTGTATCTCTAGCCACGGATCTTCAAATAATTCGCCATCGTCATCTATGTAAATCTTATACCCTTCATGTTTGAGGGCCTCAGACTTAGCATCTTCGTAACTGGGTGATGCAAAAATTTGTGAGTCATGTTTATCCCAAGATAATCTTACTCTATACATATGCGCAGGATTATCGAAAAGAGCAGACTCTGTTTCCTCCGTTACAAAATTTGATCTTTTAAAGGTTTTCTTTTTTGACATCTCTGCATTCTCCTTAAATTTATCATCCCATAGATATAATTCATTATTTTCAATAATATTAAATATCTCTGACATATAAATTACATCATCATATTCTAATTTAGTATGATCAATAAAGTATCCTGCTCTATTGAGTTTATTGATCACACTTACATAACTAATATCTCCAAATATAGACTGATACTTAAGAGGACCATTAGGAGATCTCCTAATAGTAGAAAGATAGGTGGCCCATTGACTTATACTATCTTTCATATTATTAAATACTTTAATAAGTAATAATCTATCTTCTTTTGAATCTGAAGGTGTATCATATACTATTTGAGTATCAATAGAATAGCATTTTCCAAACCAATTATCATCCACTCTCTCTTTAAATAGATTATTAGTTAATGCACAATCATTATCTGTTCCAAAATTAGATTCAATTATTGCAAGAGCTCCAATTACAGATGGTAAAATATTACAATTACATCCAGCTTCTATACTAATATCTTTAATAATATTTATAAATATATTCTTTTGAGATGAATCCATTCCCTATCTACCCCATTTTGCATTAGATTATTTAGTAGTTCCGCCATTAAAAACAATGCAAAAATAAATAGATATTATAATAACGGAGATAATTGCACAAATCTAATTGATTTTATTGAGAACATGGGTAAGCAGCAAGGCAATTGCAACATTTTTAATTTTAGAAGGGGGGAGGATACCATGACATATGGAGCTCCATTTACCCCACCTGTGAATGATGACGAGTCAAAAATAGTCTCTAGTCTTTGCAGTCAAAAATCTGTGAAAGGAACGCTTGGTAAAGCTATTTGTGAAGCAGCAATAAAAAGCTACTTCAAAAACAGATAGCAAAACCGGGTTTGGTCACCAGGTTTGTGCAATGTACTAAGTCTCCAAATCAAAAATCCCAGCTAGGTCTAACAAACCTAGCTGGGCGCTGCTTATTTTTTATTTTTCTTTCTCTTATGTTTATGATGAGGCTGAGTATGTTCATTAGTATCAGGATTTTCCTGATCTACTTCAACTTCTTCGTCATCATCTTCAGAAGGAAGTTCGTTTTCAATATCTTCTTCTGCATATGTAGCAAACTGAGATTCTGTTTCTTCAACTTCTTCTTTTATATCTTCGCCAGCATTTTCTGCATCTGTTGCCTCTTCGATTTCACTAGGAGTTACAACAGCAGCACCCTCTTCAACTTCATCAGGAATAACAAAATTGAATCCAGCAGGAAGAATAAGCTTCTCTTCATCATCATTTGTAATGGGTTCAGTAATAGTGTTTACTATAGAGGCTTCTTCATCCATTAAATCATATTTATCACTATAAAGAAAATTAAGCTTTTCAAGATCTCCACAATGAACCTCTTCAAATACTCCAGGTGCATCAATAACAGATACA